GATATAATGGGCATAGGATAAACCTCCCCCGATCCTGCTTAATGGTGTGCTTACTACTTTTTTCGTTTCTGAATCGTACTTACTTACTGTTGCGGCAAGTGTGGCCTGAAATCTCAGGATAAACGCACCGTCGGCAACCTTGTCAACTCCACGTACTCCTATCTCATTCATGAGCTGCGAATAAGTCACAGGGGTAAAGAGTTTATTTTTCTGTGCTGATACCGATACGGCAAACAGCATTAATGCGAATAGGATTAATACTTTCTTCATCAGTCTTTGGCCTTAAAAATTAAAATCAACGCTGCAACAGCTGATACTACCTGCGGAATGGCAGTTATGAGTACATTCGTCTGAGTTGTTATCTCAGTTGACTGTTCAGGGGTAATCACTCCAAACCCGACAAGCAACGTAATCACAAGGGTAACAACCCCGGCAATTGTAGTTACAAGGTTTTTAGTTTTCTTTTGCGGATCGTAAACCGCTTTAAATTTGTTCATTTGTTATATTTTTAGTTTTACTTTAAAAATCAAATTTACACCTTATTTTATTCAAACACAATACTGTCAAGTAAATTGTCTGGGCCCTCGATTGTTGGCACCTGTTCAAACCTTGCTTTTTTTAAGGCTGTCTTTGTAGCCTCTGCCCATGCCCGGAACGTTATACCCTTTGATAAAGTTTTAACAGCATAATAAGTATATGCTCCGTTCCATACGCCCCCGATAATTGCATCAGATGAGGTCTGATCTTCTTTGCATCCACTTATTGTGACCCATGTTAACGGTTTACTTGCAAATCTCTTTCTGACTTTACCGGTATTGTTCTGACCTGGGTAATGCAGGAACCTGGCTTTAACTTGTATGTCCCTGGTATTACTGCCGGAAAAACAACTGTCCGATAAGAATGATACTTTTAATCCTGCGGGTTTGCCGGATAACAGGATATTCATTTCGTCATCATCCAGACAGCCGTTATAAAGATACAGCGCTTCGTCGAGCCCGTCTGCTTCATCTTCCTCATTATCATTTATTTGCGTTCCATGCCCACTGTAATGTATCATTAATTCACCTTCCGGCATATCTCTAAAAGCGTCCATAACTTCAGAAACAAACCTTTCCTTTGTAACCTCGTTATCCTGAAAAGTTCTGATCTGAATATCCGGCCATAACTCTTTTAGCTTTGCGGATAGGTTCTTTTGATCGTTGATACAACCGTTAAGGTCGTTACCGGAATTTTTGTAATCATTGATTGCAAAACTTAATAGCATCTTATTTGATGTTACCGGCGGTTGTGGATGACCACAAAATATTTTTCTCAGACACATAATATAAATGCTATTATTCCTAATCCAATTCCGAACAAATTACACCCCATATCCCACCAGCTGAAATACTCATCTTTTACGGCCTCCTTATAAATACCGGCACAAAGCGTTATAACTGAGCCGGTAATGATCGCAATCAATTTTATTTCTTTATCTGTCTGTGAGCAATAGATAGTATTAATTGTCATTGCTATCATCCATGTTACAAACAGGCTTAATCCGATATGAAGGAGGATGTTTTTCATAATTAATTTGTATTAACAGTGCATCCCCTTCCTTGCAGTGCTGTTACGGCTGCATCAGAGGCCGATGTTCTTGCTGTGTTTGCTCCCTGCAATGTAATTATTATTCCGCTTCTTGTATTATTATTTAAATCTATCAAAATATTATCTACCTCAGTAGCAGAAAGTCCATAACCAGTACTGGGATTTATAATGAAGTTTCCCCCTGAAATTATACCCCACGTAACGCCTGCTGTATAGTCAATAATGCGACAAACATTAAATACTATGCTTGTCACAGTACTTCTATCTGCTACGGCTCCTAAATTACCACCTACAGTACTCAAACCTCCTATTGTCATTGTTACAAGACTCGTTAATGCATCTATCGTACCACTAAATGACGTGCCTGCTGACTTATTGTAAAAATGTGTCATGTGTACAAGTCCACTTATGTCGCCTCCCATTGTATTATCAACCCCAGTACACCAATAATTAAATAAATTGGTCATGCCAGATATAGAGCCAGTAATAGTACATTTATCGGAGTCGATAGCAGAACCTCGCAGTTCCATAAATGTCATGGCCGTTAAGCCAGAACAATCACCACTGAAAGCTGTATTAGGACAGATGGTATATAGTTGTGTTAGGTGTATTAGATCAGTTATATCCCCGTAAAGGCTTGAATATTCGCTATGATTAACAAGATTTGTCAGATTAACCAATTGAGAAACATCACCTGTCAATGAATTTGCTCCTGTAACATTAAGAACTGTTATTGCTGTATTTATATTTGAGACATCACCAGAAATTAAAGTATTATCATTCAAGGATAAATATATTAAAGATGATAATGTATCTATGCTGCCAAAAATCGCATTATATCCAATACCGGCAAGTGATTGAATATTAACAAACTTAGCGACATCAAATTGAGCAGAAGGGCATCCAGTAGTGCATGTTAGTCCATCATTTACGGAATCGCCCCAGCTTATAACTTTTGTTATATCACTAAACGTTACCTCTGTTGATCCAGAAGGCACTCTCAGATAGATAGTTCTAACCGCTCCGGCTGTCAGCAACCATGTAGCACTTTCACCAGTTGTACCTGCTGCATTAGTATAAAAACGTCCTGTCCCAGTTAGCGTTACTGTAATATCAGAAGAAGACTTCATCCGCAATACAGCCACGCCCGCGCCCGTTCCAGTAGCATTAAATAATATTTTATCAGGATAAAGTGGAGTATATTTATTTCTTAAATAAGAAGTTATATCTTCCTCGTTTGTTGCTGTATCAGCAACCCTCCTCGCAATAATTTCTCTAATTTTTGGTTTTGTGTATGTTCCAAGTCCTCCTCCCGCACCAAGCGTTATCCCATTCATATAGCCAGTTGCCTTGAGCGTGCCAGTCTTAGCAGCAAACCCATCTATCTGTATTTTAGAACTTGCCCCATTCACTAATATTTTAACTATTCTTAATGTGTCATTTGTTAGATTTGTTTCATTACCAACATAGCTATCCACAACAAAAAATCTCCATTGTCCCGAACTTGTTACCTGCATTAGTTTACCAGTATCAGCAGCGTTTCCATCGAGTACTGCACATGAGTTTTCCCATGTATCTACCTCCATTGCTAAATATAGAAAAGTTGGCTGTACAAGTGTTTTTGCACCTGTTTTTAAATAATCGGGCGAACCCCTAAATACCATTCCACTTGTCTCGCTCCATAAACAATTACCTAATACAAAGTCATTACCACTACCAAGTTGATCATTCCATCTCGATACTATATTACTTCCATCCTTTGTAATCGTGTCGGGATTTGCATAATCGTACCATCCAAATGTCGATAATAATGAGTAAGCACAAAGGGGTTTTTCATTTATGACAACATCACAATATGCAGATAAACCCGTTCCTTTATATGCACATACTTTTATACAATAATAATTTGCCGTTAAGCCTGTAATCTGAAACGCGTCATCCGTCCCGATCATCTCTGCCTCTGCATTGGTAGCCCTTGTAAAGTTGATATTATCGGTCGAATAATAAGCATAATGGCCGTCATGATTAGTTGAGTCAATAGTAAAAGAGCCACTTATGGCGGTATCAGAGTCAACAACCAACGCAAGATTTAACGGCGCACCATCAGGTTTTGCCGCTCCCCCGCCGCCGCCGATACGTATTTTTCTACCTATACCTAATGTCATTCCCATAGGTCAGCAGATTAAACAAGTCCAGTACCTACATAAATAGTCGTTGCGGTTGTGCCTGTTTTGATAATCTTCCGGCACATCACGATATGATAATCATTTGACGCCTCAAAGGTGCGTGTTATAGCCCCAGCATCAGCTATACCATAAGGTACGTAAACTACATTGCCGGCAGTTGCAGCGTTAAAGAAAAAACCAGCTTCATTGACATAATCAACACTTGCCAGGCTTATTGCCTTTTCACCTATTATATTTAATTTTCCCTCGATCATGACCTTAATTTTTTAATTTATCACTTATCAAATTTACGAATGTTTTAGTAACTAATTGCATAGCTATTTCTTTATTTTTATCGGTCAGCCCGAAAATGTCTTTATACTTCAACATCAGATCATCCGCTTTATTATCATTTGAAAATATATCGTATTCATTCCGGCCTATGTCTATATTAAATGACTTGTAAAAATTACCCGTTAAATAAAGGTCAGGCACATAATTTGGTGCCTCATAAGTTGAGAGTGAAGCCTTGAATTCCGCATAAATTTTGGACCGATATAACGGTGACAGTTGTCCGCCCGATGCATTCTCTCCAAGATGTAGCTGGGACTGATTTAACCGGATAATCTCATCACGATTAAGCCAGACTGACTGTTCTTTTAGATACTGAATATCTAAAGTTTTTATCTTATTATGGAATTCACGGATTGTCATAACTCGAATAATTCAGCAGTTAGATTGTCACTTTGCAAAGCATGACTATAATTAGATAGATATATCGTTCCAGATCCCCCAAGTCCTGACTGAAAGGCACCAAGATTAATACTCTCTATTATTACTCCATTTTTTAACAGATCAGCGCCTAAATCACCATCCAATGTTAATGATGCTAACCACGTTAATATATTTGTTCCCTCAACTATTGTGGCATAAGTAGGTCCGTCAATAGTAAACGCTTCGCCACCCTTAACCGTCACCGGTATATTAATCACTTCAGGAGTTTCATAATCTTCATTTATCCCAATAACCTCTTTTTTATTCATCTTCAGAGTCAAATTAAAAAGATGACTTCCCTGCAAGGGATCGATAGAGTGTTCTTTTACGATATATTCACAGTCATTGACAATAAAATGATCGAGCTTAAAGGCAAATATTATTTGCTGACATAAATAATACGGTATCTTTTCGCAAATGAGTTCATATACATCTTCATTCTCAGAGTACCAGCGTTCTTCAGTGCCAAAGTTGTTATAAAACTCTTCCTTGCCTCCGACATCAGAAAAATGAACGTTGCCGAATGCCCGCATCAAATGCCGTAACGAGGTAGTATAATCAACATAAGCGGTACTGGCGTCATTGTAATAGTCAATCTTCACCCCATCCCAGGAATCAGCAACCTGAATCATTTCAGATGACATCGCAATATCTGCTTTTTTCTCATATATCAGAGAGAAATTAGAAGCTGCAGTGTTTGATATTATAATATGGACATTGCCTGTATAAGTAGAAATCAATTCCGCTGTTCCTGATCCATTTGCAAGAGTTACCTGATTACTTTTTATTCCGGTTGAATCTAAATTAACTATCGGAGCCTCACCACTATTGAGATCAAGATTATAATTAAAATAATATTTACCCCCATTTACTACTGCAAAATCATTTGAGAATCCATAGCCCGATCCCGCAACATTTATTGCGCTTGTAATATTAAAGTTATTTGATGTAAATGTATCATAATCGCCATTGGTCAATGAGGTAATAAAATTAGGATAAGAACCGGTAATAATCACCTTATAAAATCCGGCAACAGTAACAGTTATCGGTATTTCGTAAAAAGAAAAGCTCGCATACGTGGTTTTTAAAGTTGCAGTTAATGTGGTCCTTGCATTGGTAGTCACATTATAGAGATATGCCGTTATGGTTGTGTAGTCAGTCTTTATTTGAATCGTAACAGTGTCATTTATCTTCAGTTTCTGGCAATAAGGAACCTTTGACATGCCCACGTTTATCTTATCCTGATAAAGCGTATTATCAAAGTTTTCAAGAAGACCATCCGAGCGGACGAATCTTAATGAGTTAACCGGTGCTATTGTAAATATTCCTGCCATATTACGACGGTGTTACATAAGTTGTATTACACTTCAAAAGTTTAAATGACCCCAGTCCTTTATTGTCCGGTTTACGGCTCTCAAACTTCATTATCCAGCCGTATTGATAAGCCTCATTTACATTATTCCTAAAGGCTACAAGACCATAATAATTAGGTTTACCTCCAGTACTGCCGTTGATAGCCGTTATCATTGCATTTGTTACCACACAATCAAAGGTAATATAAATATTTTCAAAGAAAGGACTGGCAAGTGAATTGGCGACAATATCTTCTCCCTCATATACAGGTGCCGATTCTGTCGTTTTTTGTGAGTACATTGCGCTGTTTTTCTCTGAAGCAACAAAGGAAATAATAGCATCGACATCAATTTCCTGAATATATTTTTCAAGACATGATCTGAGATATGAGCCCCAGCTTAATAGACATCGGGCCGGAGCGTAGTCTATATTATAGCTATCGGTGTTGTTGTCGGTTCCTGAAATTGTCGTATATCCTTCAGCTCTTTTAATTACCCAGCCTGAATGAATGATAGATACAAGAAAATTATTGTCATCATATTGAGTGTCTTCAGTCAATGCTACGGCTTTGTTTTTTAATCTCGTACCTACTATACCATTACTATCAGCCCGATAAGGAGCCACATTTGAAAAACTGTTATTTTGACGTGTAATTACAGTTGCATATTTTGCGCTTCGGTTATATTCATTTATCCCCTTTACAGTATTATATGATTCATCTGATTTTGAGTATCCTACATTAATGTCGCTAAATGTCAGATCATCGGCCACTTCATTAGAAATGTTAATGCAATTATCCAAGGACAAGAATACATCACTATCAAAAGCGTAACGCAATGTTTCTATCCTCCCCTTTTGAACTCCCCCGATAGTTTCTATACAGAACGCAAGCGGATAAATAGCAGAAAGAGATTTAAACAAGTCCTTCAAACTTACATTTAATTTTACATTTGCATCTGTAAAGTCAAAACTCCTGAGTAATAACCCATTTGTGATAACCCCGGCAGACATGTCCCCATCTGATGCATATGATGTTACCTCTGAATCAGTACGACCTAATATGTCCGAGTAAAATGGATTAGTCCCGTCTGTCAAAGCCTGTATAATCCTGGTAAATGCCTCGTGATATGGATAACCCTTAAAATAGCAACTGGTAATTATTTTTCTATTATTTGTAGTAGTAATGATAAATGTTAAATCAGGTGTGTCAGGCGTCCCGGTTATTGCAACTTCCAAAACCACATAATCATTAATAGTAACCAATCCCACGTTAAATGAGGTATTAATACTATACGTTATTGTTTCCGGAAAATCTGATGTAGTTTCGTCGCTTATTGTTGTCGTGCTTTTTAATACTCCCTGCGAATTGTATCTCTTAAATGATATTATTACGTGTCCTAAGCCCGAACTAAACGTAATTGTTCCAGATAAATTAACAAGACATGAAAGAGTTGTTTCATAAGTACATTTGAAAAATGCCGCTTCGATATTTGTAGGATCAGAACTATCATTAACAGTATTTATACTTTCATCTTCTCTCGTAGTTACCACTAATCCTACCGCTCTTGTGGCGGTATATGGAAATCCGGTTGATAACAATGCCGTATAGCTATCTGTTCTATCTGGTATATTAATTGATCTTCCTTCATTTGTAAATGGGGTAATAGCTGTTCCGCTTATTGAAAATAATTTGTGCAAATCAACGTTTTCGGAATCTCTGGTCTTTACTGTATTAACAAAACTATTATCAATTACCTGCACTTTGACAATATAAGTAGCTACGCCATTGACATAATTAGTAGTTAGTTTGTATGTTGAAAAGTCTATTTCCCCGATAAACTGCACGTCATAGACATAGGTAGTAGTATTTAGTACTTCAACCTGCCATGCACATACAGTTTCAGTCCCGGATGTGTCAAATAAGTTCTTTAAATATACAGCACCATCTTTTATAAATGTTAATTCTTTGGTTGAGAAAGACCTAAATAAGCCCATATACGTCATCGACCGCTCAATAAAAAACTGATCTTCAGCCCATTCTTGCGGCGCATAAGCCAGAACTAATGTCCCTAATGTATACCGGTAATATGGCGTCTTACTCATGACAGGTGTCTTTCAAAATATGACTTGTAAGTATTGCCCTTTCGCTTCGTAATTGGTGCTCCAACAGAGGTACCCAAAATTATATATTCTTTCTCATTAATTGCCTTAACTATCTCTTTATTTCCCTTTTCAATTGTCATTTCTATAGTGTCTTTTTGTGACTTACCAGCAGCAGACATAATGCGCTTTGTCTCATCAGACGGTATGATCTTACTACCTCTTTTTAGGTTAACAAGCTCGGCACTATTTCCCGATAAACTCATTTTACCTGACGGATCAATAACCAACTCAGAGCCCTTCTCTCCTATGATTGACGGGCCGCCTGAAGCGTAGTTTGTACCTTTTGCATATTGCGGAAGTGGCTTTGATAGTATGGCGGCAGTCTGAAGAGCTGCAATGCCAAGTATAAGAGGTAATAATATCGTACCGGCTATTGGCCCAAATTGAGCGTATGCTTTCATTATTGCCTGCGCTGTGGAGATTGCAATATTAAATAATCCCTGCGCCTTCTCTGCACGAGCTTGTTTTTTTGCTATCTCTCCTTTTTTCTTTGCAAACTTATCTTCAATAGCTTCTTTTTTCTTTTCATCAGCCCCCGCCAGTGCAAGTTCTTTGGCTTTCTGCTCTTCAAGTTTTGAGAATTGACGGTCATATAATGCGGACGTGAGATCAAATGCACTATTAACTAATTCTACTTTCAAGTCATTAGCCTGTTTAGTCATCTCAGCTTCTAACTCCATTTGCTCAATTAGAGCGTCGTGCATCTGTTGATTACTTTCAATGATAGCCTCATTTGATGAGAGTGTGGTAGCTGTTTTGCTATCAATATATCCAAGTGAAGCAGAAGCAGCCTCACCCTCAACACTTATCCTATTTTTAACTGATTGGTTCCATTCTTTTTCAAAAGCCAATTGAGCAGCAACCTTCTCTTCTATATTTCCGATAGTGCTTGCGAGTCTTCTGTTTTCCATTGAAGCAGAAGAGGATAGATCAATATATTTAGCTATTTCAGTATTAACTGCCGCTAAATCTTCAACGGTGGTATTTTTTTGGCTTATATCTTGCAGCTCCTGAAGAGTTAATAAATGCCCCTTTTGCGCCTCTGACAATACCCTTTCAGATACAGCCATATCGGCAGTATTCAATTTTTCGGCTATTCTTACTTTTTGTAATTCCTGTTCAGCTGTGGCCTCTTCTTTAATTAACCGGCTGGCCTCTTTAAGTAATTGAAGTTTGCGGACGTCGGTATCATTCAAGGCGGCTGCCTCTTCTCTTAATTTTGCTATCTGATTACGACGAATTGAATTTGTAACGATATTATCAGCCTCCAATTCCTCCAGTTTATCCATCATATCAAAGAGCTTACCGGCTAACTCTGTTTCCCTTTTTATCTCATCACCTACCCCGGCAAATGCTCCCTTTAGATCCTTTAGTTTTGCCTCGCCTGTGAATATCTTAAATAATGTTGTAGCAACTCCGCTCAACCGGTCAATCAAGACAGTGACAGTTGCGCCTATCTGCTTAAATACACGGCCTATCTTATCCCCGCCCTCTTCGGTACGCTTAAATGCTTTGACTAATAACATCACCGTTCCAACAATAGCAAGCAAGACAGCTCCTACAGGATTGGCAACTATGATAGTAAAAAACGAACTCATGGCAGATGCAGCCATACCGATAGGCCCCGGCAGGCCTCCAAGAGCTGATGAATAGTTACCTATGTTAATTTTCTGTCTGCCTAACGCATCATTGTTGCCTTTAATAAATTTGTTATTCTTATCGAGTTCGCCGTTAATTTCCCTTAATCTTTTCTGTCCCTCTTTTGTTTCGAGATTTAATTTTCTTCTTTCAGCAGTTAATTGTTTGTTTCGTGCTGCAAGTTTATCAAGCGTTCCAGCTTCTTTATCTTCGAGTGTAATGGCAGAAGTCAGCTCTTCACGCTGTTCTTTGGTAGCCTTTGCAAACTTAATCTTTGCCTTTACTGTCTCATCTTCTGCCAGCTTCAGATCCTTTGTGATCTTTGTCGCCTCCGTTGTGGCAGAAGTCATATCTTTTGTTGCTGTTGCTGAATCTTTTGTAGCGGTTGAGGCTTTTGATAATGCAGAATCCAGGGCGGCACTGCTGGCTACAACTTTATCCAATGAGACGACAATTTTATTTAATGTCAGCTCTAATTTTTCAAGATTTGCGAGCGCATCTTTACTGATGAGGTCATCTATTTCAGCCATTTTTATTTGCCTCCTCTAATTGCCTTATCTTCTCAGATGCTGCTTTCATGTAATATTCAAATTCATACAGTTTGATATTGCGGTCAATGTTCATACCTAAGACAATTTCAACTGATATTATCACTTGAGCAAAAGAAACACCTTCTTTCTTTTCCTCAACTAATAGCTCTTTATATTTGTCCTGTAAGCGCCTTGCCTCTTCAATTAATATTTTTCTGTCTTCAAGCTTTTGCAGTTTATAACCGGTTATTTCCTCGATTTTGTCAAGATGTGACTGATCCCAAGTTAAAGAACATAACTCGATAAGTGCCGGGTAAAGATTAAAAGCTTTATTATATAACTTAACTTTGAGTATTCCGCTTTCAATCTCTCTGTGTAGTTCTGATTTATTCAGGGTTTCGCCTATCTCAACCATGAGCCTGTTATATGCTTTTGCAAGCATAAATTTAAACACAGGTATATTAACTCTCTTTACAAGGTTAATATTTTGACTATCCATTAAAATAGCCAAACGACCGATAGATATAGTATGTCTATTATGGAATAACATGATTAACAGATTTTAAAAAAGGGAGAGTTATTTCTCTCCCTCCTTCTTCTTATCAGGGAGTTTGCCCCCAGCCTCTACATATAGCTTTTCAGCATCCTCCCCCGGATGAACCTTGTCAATATATGCCTTAAATTCCTTAAAGGAAACCTTAGCAAAATCGGGATGAACTGAAATCTTCATTATGCGAGTGCGTTAATCGTTATTCTGTTACTGATATAAGTCACAACTGTAGAGGCTAATTTCTTAACCCTTATCACAACCATATCTCCAGCCGCAAGCGGTGTAGATGTAGCCTTAGTGAGTGTCAGAGTATATGCCCCGTTACTAACTTCGGTACAGGTTGCAATCTTCGGAGTTACAAGTTGTGAACTTTCAACAACCTCCCAATCAGCAGCAACCAAACCAGTAAGACCATCACCACAGCGAGCCGTCACCACTACACCAATTGATCCAGCAGTGATAGCACTGGAAGGATAAAGGGTAAGGCCAACGGGCATGTAAGTAGTGAGTTCGACAGTTGGGTTCCAGGTCAAGCCAACAACACAGATGTTTTCCCATTCTTCATAAGATTGGAAATTAACATACACCTTAAAAGTGTTCTGTATGTCACCCTTCAGAGGCCCTTTTGTTATTGCTGATATCTGGCAGGAAAAACCCTGAACTCCTCCGGTAGCATTGCGAGTGCCCAAAAGATTGCCGTTTGCATCAACCAGGAACATACGGTAGTTACCGCCCTGAAAAGCTGCAACCATATCTTTATAGTCGCAAAGGTTTGAAGCCAGGTACATCACATATGATGGGATAGGCTTGTTTGTGATAGTCTTGCGTGTCGAGTTCATGGTCGAGATAGCGGGATCATCAGTAGTATTCTCATAGTCATTCAGTCCCATAGGAGCAAAGACAGAGAGATCAGTTTGTACTTTTGTCTTCCAACCGCTCAGAGTGGCAGCCAGTAAGGTACTGGCAAATGATACCGCTGTAGTGGTTACGATGACATTCTTTATTTCTTTAACATCCTGCAGACAGGCAGCATTTATGCCCTGTGGCAGGAAAGGTGCGCAAACATTCATTTCTTTAACATGTTAAATTATATTCAACTGTTGTTTCAATACGAAACAGATAAAAGGGCTGCATATTATCTTCTTTCTTTACTTTGTCCCATTCTTTCCAACTCTCATACCCATCAGTTATGCCGGTAACAGTAAATAAACCATGCTTCCGGATGAGCAAAACAGCGTCCGCAAGTGCGTATTCAGTTGCTCTCTCATTGATAGTGTTGTAGATAGTTGTAAGCTTAACGGCAAAGTAAATGTTAACTGTAGCCTTCTGCTCTGTTCTTTTCGGATCTACATCAAAAAAACATATTGCATTCTTCTTATCATCAAGTAGTACCTCATGATAGTCCTTCGACGCATCAACAAGTACCTCCGGGATCATCTGCTCTCTGAAGTTACGCATACAACGGCCATAAAAGGTCGGTATAAAGCCAGTCCAAAGATTGTCCTCAAACGTCTGCCTTAATGATTCAATTTGAATATCAATGCCTTTCATAATGTCACCCTCATTATTCCTTTCGGATTATAGGTTTCTCGTAATCTTCTTACCTCTTTATTTAATTTGCTTATCACTCCTACATGCTCAGGGAATGCAGGATTATACCTGTTTCCATTGAGCTCCATGAGCGAATAGGCTTTACTTAATCTTTCACTTCGGTTGCTTCGAGTTGTGTTACTCAACAGGTCAATGACCTGAGCACAAACCTGTAATTGAAGTGCCTCTGCGAAGCGGTTAAGATTAGACTTTACAATCTGAGTGAAGTCTTTGTAAAGAGATATATCAAAGTTTAACCCCCACGTGTCAGACTCATATCTGATTTTAGAAGGATCAAACATTGTTTCAGTAGCCCAACCGTCAACTCTGACCGGCCTTATGCCTACCTCCGTGAAGAAAGTAGGCAATGTGGCCAGATCAAAATTTCTTTTTACAGCTCTGTGAACATCTGAAGCAGACCTTAAGTAACCAATATACCACTTACCGCCATATTGAAGATCATTAAGACACCACTGTACGCCCTTTGAAGTAGCTGTATTTGCTACTGTAAGGATAGTTTCATTCTTTACAAGTGCATTGACCTGGGAATTAAATAACAAAAGCTTGACCGATACGGCTGCATCAAACTCCAAAATAAGGGAGTTTAATATCAGGGATAAGTCATTGCGTTTTGCCAGGTCAATCTCAAAGCCTACAAACGATGTGTCAGGCGTGAGCCATTCAGTCCATTTGTTTTCATGCTTGTAAAGTAATCCGGTATTAATATGATCCTCCTCGTTAAAGATCTGTCCGGCTATGCGGTTAAGCGAAGCCTTCGAGAAGTTACCGAGTATGACGTTAAGATTAGCATCAGATATAGCTTCATCCTCAATAGCAGCCTTAATGTTTTGGACGGTACAAAGTGCCGATCCATGCTGATAATACAGGCCTGATGAGCTGGCTATATTAGCGGCTGTAATTACCGGACTTCCGGTAACTGTAGGCTGTTCCCAACCTACTACACCAACGGCTATGCTATTAAGGATGTCTGCCTGTATCATTTCACTGTCGGCTGTATGTTCATCAAAAGATGCTCTACCCAAATAGTATCAGAAGGAGTAATAACCCATTTGTAATACTTGTATGTGGTAGGATTAGCAGTAATTGCGCCTATGATTATAGTATCGGCGGGCACGGCTTTCACATTTAATGATATTGCAGTGATCTGCTTATATGATGCAGATACATTTTCAAGGGCACCGTACAGAATAAGGGATGCGGTATTACCTTTCGGCACACCTCCCAAGTCCTGAAGCCTGATTGAGTATGTATAGTAAATAGGTGCGTTAATATCCACCTGATACACATACGAAAAGGCGGCAGTTTTGCGGCTTGTGGTAGTGGTCGAGTTGATCACTCCAGTAGTTCCACCGATTGAGATAACTTTATCCTGAGCCATGAGAGCCATAGCCATAAAGGCGAATGCGAAAATTGCAAGTATTCTCTTCATTTCTTATCCTCCCATTATGCTGTTAACTGACCAACACCGTAAACAACGCTATCTGACGCACCTCTGATAGCTGACAGAGGAGCTGACTGATAAGCGAGGTCAATAGATACCTCAACTTCAAGAGTTAAGTCCTGAGTATATCCGCCAGGGGTAACATTATCTGCTCTCTGTGCATAAGCATGGATAGCAAAGTTAACACCCGGTATTGCAGGATGAGAAATCTGGCCGTAATCGCCGTTGTAAGTGAGTGCCTTTTCAGGATCAAGTGGTTTGCGGTTTTGTTTTGGAATCCATGGTTCAATAGCTACAAGACCATTCTCATAGAATAGTCCAGAACCTCCATAGGTTGCACCCAGAACAGTGCGTGTTGATCCCATTACGTCAATGCCGGCAAACTGGAATCCGTAGTTTGTTGCATTTGCTGAACCCTGAGCCATAAGTCTCTGAGCAAGTGTAAATGCCTTATCATCAACAATACCGATTGTCTGACCTTTGTAAAGGTTATACAAAAGAGTCTGTTTTGCATTCTGGAAAAAATAATTCATCTCTGCAAGAGGAACCTCATAAATGTCATCAGCAGTATTTACCGAACCGTTACCACCACCTGCGTTATACTGGGTTTTGTCAGCCACCAAAGCAGCAACAAACCAGGCATCAGCACGGGAAATAAGGTTATAAAGTGCGTTATTCAGAGATGAAGCGTACATCTCAGGAAATGAGAATACGTTGTTATCAGCCTGCTTCAGTGAAATACTGAACGGCTCTGAAAGTGTTGACCATGAAAGAGTCTTGCTGGAAGAGTCTCCACGAGCCCCGGTATGAGCGGCAGCTCTGGCAGTGCCGGTAGTGGCAGCCTGACGGATAGGAAAGTAAGCATAAACTGTACGATCCTCACGTGTGCGGATGTCTGCTAACTGTGGGTTAGCAATAAGGGATTTCTGAGCGGCATTGAGCGCAACCGAATCCGGAAGCCTCCATTCACCTTTCAGAAATGCCTCTGAGAACTTTGCTTGACCTGCTACAAGAGCAGATGATGTAAAATAAGCCATTTCTTAATTAAATTTAGTTTGACAATCTTTTTAACTGTTATAGTCAAAAGCTGCCTCTTTGTTTTCTGCAAGCAACTTCTGGCCTGCCTCACCCATTGGCTCAATGTTATTCTTTTTACAATGATCCATAAATGAGGTCATGGTTTTGAATTTGCCAGTAGCACCGCCGCCGGAATCTCCACCACCCATGCCGTTTTTGTCAATATATTTCTCAGCGAACTGTGAAATAACTGTCTTTAACGGTACAGGATTTAATACATTATCTTTGATCGGGTCGGATCCCTTATAAACGATAACACGGTCATCTTCCTTAGCCACACTGTAGCTATTCATAAATAGGACTGCCAAATCTTCCCTCGGAATAATTGTTTTTTCTGGTATGTGTGAAAGAATCTCTGAGCGTGTTTCAACATGAAACAATTTATCAGCATATTCTTTTGCAAGTGTCTGTTCTTTGCCTATTGCGGCCTGAAGGTTATCTTTAAGGGTCTTATTTTCATCAGCAAGTTTCTTGACTTTCTCATCAGGTGCGATCTTTGCATCTGCAATGACCTTCTCTGAATATTTATCCAAGAATCCGTCAATGCTTTTACCTTCAAACTCAATGGCGTGTTTCTGTTTCAGATCCTTAACAAGAATCTCAGAAGCGGCCTTTTTGCCTTCGTTAAATCTATTCTCCCCGAATTTGTTCTTATCATCTTCGGTAAAGAGTGCCGGAACCTCCAGTGTCTCTTCTTTGTCGCTTTTCAAATTAGCTTCAAAAGTAGAAACGTCAAGTTTCAGAACCTCTGCAATTTTCTTGAGTGTTTCTTTGTTATACATGGTTACAGTTTTTCGATGTACTGAATAAGTGAATTTGCAGTCTGAGAGTTCAATTCTGCTGCCTGTTCAGGGAGTAGTCTTGTTTCTTTGACTTTCTTAAGCTTTTCAAAGGCAACTTTGCCCTCAACTACCTTTCTTTCAAGTCTCCATTCTTCGTATGTTCTGAAGGGAGATGTGTTTTTCGGTTCCATTGCTTCAATCTGCTCAGTTAACTGAGACATTTCAGCAAGAACCTCTTCTGTCTGCTCTACTTCCTTGAGGTCATTGAGCCTCTTTTTGAGCGTGTCGATTGTTACTTTTTTTGCCATTATTTATTTATTTATTTACCGGAACTACCGGGATTATTTCTTTTGGTTCAATCTTTCTTTCTGCTGCGAAAGCGTATAAATCCTTACTTAACTGATCCGCTGTTTTCGTTTCAACCATTGCCGGTTCAATCCCCTTTTGCCATTCAGGGAAATATCTTTTAGCAAGTTTTATCTCTTCCTGTATTGTCAACTTTTCAACCTCATCAATAGTTGAATGAACATAAGGCTCAACATACATCAGTGTAATGTAGTAATCAGCCATTTGCTTATTACTTGCAAACTCTGAATAGTAGAACTGTTCGAGCATGTAATTCAAGGACATTTCAGGGCTCTTCTTTTCTCGTGCATCCTGGTAACGCTTCCAAAGTGTATCAGGCGTTTCAATGACGTATCGGCGTGAATAACTTATTTTAGCATCCTGAAATGTTATAGGATATTTAAACTTACCCCAAATGATAGCTAACTGTCTGTGAATTGTTTGCGCTATATCGGCAAACATATTGAGCTTATTATAAACAGGCATAGTGTCAATAAAACGCCCGGTAGCTGTCTCATTTTCAGAGGTCTCAGTAGTTGTACCCCAAAGAGAGTGATATATTTTATCAAACTTCCAGTCTAATTCTTTGCGATTTTCATCACAGGTTTCAAAGTTTGTCTGAGCAAAACCAAATGGCGGCATAGGTAATGCAGGTTCATCGGGCTGTGGTTTTGGAATAACCCATAAATCAGAAACATCCTTGCCGTACCCTTTACCTGAGCCATGACATGTAGGACACTCAGCGTTATTTGAAGTTCTCCTACTTCCGTTACACGTTGGACATACCTGTTCGATAGCCCACGGTATTGCAAAATTATGTTTTACTTGATATATCTGCTTTATGCTATTCATGACGAGATATGAATCAAGCATACCCATTTGCTTATCAAGAGGGGAAACCTTAAAACCTTTTTCTGTGTTAAAAATAGCACTATTGATAACCCCCGGCACCATGCGGAACGTATGCGGTCTTGTTTCTATGATAGCAAAGTCATCCCCTGAATTTTTACACTTGTAATAATTTTTCTCATCAACTGCCCACGAATAAGAGACTTTTTCTTCTTTACCATCTTTTTCTTCTATGATCTCAACATCAGGCTCAAAAACTATCCAGTCAATATTTATCCCTTTTGCGTGATAGTCTTTTATCTTGGTTATAGCCTTATATGTATAATGGGCTTCTTTCCCATCTTCTGACACCTCAAGAAAAATAACCCCATTTGGATCTGAAACAAACCGTTGAAACCATATCTCTTTCATAAACGACTGAAGAGACATGCCGCCTCTTACATCATTTAACGATTCGATAAAGTCTTCTGGTGTCTCCCCTGTGAAGGTATATGTCTCATCTCCGCCCTTTGCCTGCCAAATATTATCAACTGGACGGACAAGTTCCTCAATAATCCAGGGATTTTCTATTGCGTGTTTCTTGCGGAGTTCGTGTTGCTTTGCGTTTTCATACTCATTGATCTGAGCGAGATACTCATCCGTGCCCTTACCAAATACGTGGCGAACATAAGCGGCAAAGTCTTGACGCATTGCCTTTATCTTGTTCGAGGTCTCCCCCTGAATGATAGCCGTTAAACTATTCGCCTCAAGCATCTATAAATTATTTTTATCAAAAATACGCATTTATGATAAATATCATTGCAAATATAAGAAATATTTATTATTGACTCTCAAAATATTTCTCCAATAATTTTATAAAGGTGCAGCAAAGCCCAAAAGATACAATTAAATGAGTTCGGCCAAATGCGACCAATGGAAGATATCCCTTGTCTGTCAAGTCAATTTCAGGCTCAACTATGACCGTATGGTTTGAATTATACCAAATCCGGTAATGAGGTGCCTCTTCCCACTGGAGTAAACAATGTTCAATACATTTCATAATTTATTAATTTATTTGTGTGTTTTACTTTCATTTTGATATTTCTTTCGGTGAGCGTGTCGCATTATTGATAGCGAAAAGTTAATATTTTCTATCCTATGTTTATGTACTTATGTATTTTATTCACTATCCATCCAAGCAAATAGCATTCCGCCTCGTCGTTTTCAACATCAAGTTTTATCCCTCTATCAGAAAATATGTAATTTACAAGATGCTTTGCTTCATGAGCGACTGCGCCATAAGTTATCGATGCTTTTTGCACATATACATACTCGTTTGTTTTGTTTCTAAATACGTAAGCATCATGACATTTATTTTTAATCCCTGGTACGTCATATTTTTTTGCTATTTCTTCAACATCATCAGCGCAAATAACGATAAGATACCCGTAATATATTGGTATATTGATCTTATGTTTAATTATTCTATTCATTATCCAAAGTATTTTTTAACCGCATAACCTAATAAATCACAGGATTCATCATGTGAATAATTAGGAAACGCCGTTAACTGCGTCACAAATTCATCATTCCAATTGCCCCTTACAAGACATACACGAGAACTTTCGCACTTAGGAGCCGCATACTTCACCCGTGCCATTTTACCGTCTTGTACCAGCCTGCCGGTTATCCTGGTGACATTGTACAAGGTTTCCCGCTGTATCATCTGAATAAATGAGTACCCGGAAGCTTTAGGCTCGATATAAATCATCGATCCCGCATCGCATTCATTTGGCATAATGCCGTTGATCTTCTTTAACACGTCCGGTATTTCGAGCCATTCACCGGCATAATACTTGACTATAAGCCTATTATTTTTAACATCAAATCCGGCAACCATAAAGCCAGTGGGATCATTGTCTTTCTTGTCGGTATAAGCTCCATCAACCCAAAGGTCATAAGCAACATCGGTAGGTGCTGAATCAAGGTAAACAAACCATTCTTTCTTGATGTGGCCGCCAGCTTCCGGATATGGAGCCTGATTATACTGACCTGCATAGGCAAATGAGCCTAAATCTGATTTAGCTTTATTTAATACTGCTCTGTTAAGTCTTACAGGATCAAGCAAACCATCGGTATAATACTCTTTCATTTCAGGAGGGCTGACGGCATCAGACAATTCAGCAGGCAAACAGAGATAATAATAAGGCTCTTTTTTCTTCATCACATGCCCGATAGTGTCATCTGAATTAAATCGCTGCATAACGTAAATAATGGGCGTTATCTCTTTATTAACTTTACGTGTCGGAAATGTAAAGTCGTGCATTCTATTTGACGCAACTCTCTTGCTGTCTGAATTGGCTATATCTGCATTCTGAGCGTCATCAAAAACAATAACATGAAAGTGAAATGCGGTAGCTTGACCGGTCACTGATGTAGCGTAGAACTTACCCCCGAAATTGTTTTCCCAGTCATCTGTAAGATCCCTGATGAGTTCTAATGGCTTCCCGTGCATCTGTTTGAATACTGGTCCAAATAAGCCTTGAAAATCTTCACTCTTTATGATCTGCTTCGCCGCAAATGAGTTTTTAATTGAAGCATCCGAAGCATAACTGACATTCATAATCTTAATTGAGGGGTCTAAAAGCCATAACCAACAAATCCAGGCCTGTGAGATTAAACTTGATTTGGTTGAGCCGGGTGGAACTGAAAATAGATTAGTGAGATAATCCGGCTTTTTACGATCCGCAATGCAAAGGCCAATATATTGCAGCCTACGGGCTATTTTCTTAATATGCCAGTTTGGAATAAACTCTTCCTGCGATATGATAGGCCAGCACCACCGAAAAAACTTATAGTAATCAGATATAAGTTCTAATGCCGGATCATCAGTCTTTTTCTTCATCGATGATCTTCGCGGCTCTTTCCTTTGCCTGTCTTAATGTTTCAGAATCAGCAGGTATTTCATGTTCAATTTTACTCTTATCCACGAGGCCCAAATCACGAGCTATAATGTTCGCATTTAATAGGTCTGCGGCGGCTCCCTGAAACTTCTGATTATAGATTGTTTTTTCAATTTGTTCTATGATAGTAGAAAAATCTTTGTCTTCTGGCTTTAAATCGGTCTTGAATTGTCTGAAATATGCCTCATTGCAGTTAAGATAAAAACAAAGCTGCGACATTGTCATAGCTCTCATTTTAGGGAACCCTTCCTTTGTAACTATCCCCTGATACGCAAATCCTTTTACCTCAATAAGTGGGTTGTTTTCGCACCATTCGAAATACTCACATGCAGCCTGCCATAATAGATCAGGAGTAGCGAACAACTTATCTCTGCCATGCTTACTTCTTAATTTCCAGAACTGGTTACCTATTGGGGCACCGCCTCTATTTTTTTTCTCTGCCATTTCTCAACCTGATAATATGGTTTATAATCAAATTATATTAATCTTATCAAATAAACAATTCCAAATATTAGCCCTGCAAAAATAGCTTCTACCCCATAGATCAGGATAGAAGCTATAATCACATTAAATGTATGTTTTACCCTCTGGCCTGTTATTTTACCGTAACGCTTCAGAAATATTATACTTATCGGTACCTGTACCGCAATTGATGCGGTAAAGAGAATGTAAGATTTAAAAATGAACGTTAATGATAACAGGATAATACCGCATAACATCAGATAAGCGGTGTTCCTGTTTTTGTGATTCATTAAATAATCGGCGTTCATTCTTGCTCGGGATAAATATTAATTTCAACTACTTCGTAATGGTCAATAAGGACAAAACCGTCAACGTAGGTGTATTTCTTGCCTATCTCCATTCTGATCTCTTCAAGATAATCAGGCATGACATAAATGAAATCATCGAATGACATGCCGATCTTTATAGCTTCTACATCTGATGCATACTTCACGCTATCATAAGTAGAGAATTCAGAGGTGTGATTACCGGCCTCTTCGCATGATATTGCGATAAGGGACAAAACTGCGAATAAATAGATTAACTTTTTCATGTTTTTATTTCAAAAATAGTCTATTAACATAATATAATACAATGATATTCGTCATGTTTTTAGTATATCACATTTTGCACAACCGTATAAACGCTGGCATAAATCAACAAAGCGCAAAGTATCGTAAATGATACCTTCGATATTACTTCAACAATTGATTCAGGTGTTTTCATAAGCTTATCTTAATATCATATACATCATGTGCTGCATGACAAAAGCGTGTTGATTGAGTAGCTCATCTTTTATATCTTCAGGGATGCCCTCTGTGATTTCTTTTTTATTTATCTCGTTTAGCTTATTATGCTCCACCCTTATTTGATCAACTCTTTCGAGCATGGCGTCTCTCCATAAGTACACCATTCTAATAAATAAGTATGCTATACATATAGCTACTATTAAGCTTATTATTAAAATTGCCTTCATTAGTTCAGTCCGATTAGTTCGTTACCCATTTCGATGCAGACAAATTCTCTTTCCTCTGCCTCTCTGACTGCACGTTCAAATAATGCTACCTCACGCATGTGCTTCAGTGCGACCTCAAAAGGAGTACCGCCCTCAATGAGAGTGTCCTGGTATATACAGGCAAAACCGTTTTCGGTCGGAAAGATTCGCATTTTTTTTGTTGGTGCAATTATCATATAGCAAAGATATACAATTCATTATTCAAATCAAAATTAATTCATTTTGCCTATTTCAAATAGATCCTCTCTGTTAATAGACAATTTATCCCACTTATCTTTTTGTTTCATAATCTCGGAATATTCATAAATGCTTTTTAATCCAAAGAAAATACAGATTCTTTCAGCTATCTTATCGTAATCTGACCCCTTAATTTCCTTATCAAAAAATCCCGCATCCTTCAATTCTTTAAATGGGATATTTTCTTCTATATATATCTTCAATCTTTCATCCATAAGGCTAAGTTACAAACATTTATTGACTTATCAAAATTAAAATAAGAGGCGGCTACTATCTTCGCCCCCTCTTATCCGGCACTGTTTGTCGGGCGGCCTGGTTCCCTTTGTGCCTAAATCCACATATTTTCTTCTCCTTTTAAATACTTTTCAATCTCTGCTTTTTGGTATTTTAAAACAGGGATTATCTTTTTGTTATTGCATAATCCCATTTTCATACCCGCAATATGTATTTCGCACCCAAAATCATTATTGCTTGCCAATATCATTAATGCCTCAATCTCACATAATTCTTTTTTTGCCTGTGAAATTTCGTATTCTTTTTCTTTTTCAGAACCGTATATCATCTCTGTTTCTGTTTTAGTTTATATTAAGTTTAAAAGTGTTTTTCGTCTGATAATTTTGCTACATGCTTGTAATATGAGCATCCGTAAACTGATCTTTGACACATAATTTCAGCAACTCTCTGATATACGCTCACATTTGCCTTATTCTTATGAAGTTGTTTTGCAATTACCATCTCATCCATGCTGCCGTTCGGTTGAACATAAATCAATCCTGCATACTCTGGAACTTCATTTATTGATATGAGCCCCTTTTCACAGACATAGAAGAATCTGTTTGGAATTAAAATCAATTCGTATGTATCTCCCGTTCTTTTCCCGTTCTTCCAAGCGTCGTATGTATGTGTGGCGTTCCGATCCTTTAAGTTTCTATGCTTATAAGTTTTGTTTTTGAAATCGGCAAAGAAGTCTGAGCGGCTACGCTTAATCTCATATTCATAAATATAACCATTTCTATTAATCCCTAAAACATCAGCCTCAGAGAATCCCCTTCCGGCAAACGAGGTTAAAAATATAGGAAATTGCCTTTCCCTTAAATTTTTAATGATTATATCTGCTATTTCGTTTGTACTCATATTTAGTGTTTTTCGTCGTGGTCTCTAGGGACTGAAATTAAATTACTTCACATCTTACTTTAACCACCTTAAAATGATCTTTTACATCATCCCAAGTACTACCCTCTTTACCTGTATTTATGCAGGCGACCATTGCTTCTTTTCGTGTTCGGTAAACCCTTTGATGACATACACCCCAGTTGAATGTTGCCCATCCGGTCGGGTGGCAAGAAATCGCTCTACAAAGTTTCTGTAGGTATTTTGGGAAATGGCGTGATGGATTCCGCTTTCTTTGTAGAATGTTTCAAGTAGTTTTTTGTCTCTCTCTTTGGTCATGGCTTTAGCTATTTAATGTTTTAAATATCCTTAGAAGTTGTCTTTTAAAATTACGTATTTGCTGCATGTTAGTTATAGCCAGAATGACGCACCTATCATCGGTAAACAGTTTTAATACTTCCGAAACATAGACGGTATGAGATAATTCATAACTATAAAAATCACCATCTTTTAATTTTTCTTTGGTGACCACCTCTATATGCCATGAATTATCAACTCTATAATGTATCTTAAATCCAAGTATGTCATTCAGATTTATATCATGCTCTTCTATAGTGGTATCGTCACTCCAAAAATATAACGAGTTTATGGTTATTGTTTCGTCTTTCATCTCTACTCCTCCCTATACTTAAAAGTTAAGGCACAGATTATGCAACCCAAAATAAAGCATCCAACGGCTATAAAAGCGCATTGAAGCTCATTGTTTTGGATGTAGGTTAAAATTACGTCAAGTGTTTTCATGATCTTATTGTTAGTCTTTTTTAAATACTTCAGTCAGTACTACATCTTCGTTTTCGCAAAGATTTTTCATCCAGACGGCAATGTATCCGTCTTTTAATCTCACTTCTATTCCCTCTTCATCTAAGGCATGCGAGCCTAAAATGTGACAGAATGATTTAATGTCATCGGCATTGACGAACATGATTACATCGTCATCGTGCCAATGATATTCT